TTTTCCTGAACAAACGGCACTGGCGTACATATTGGCATAAGCTGATGGATAAACATCAAACTTACGCTTTGCTGCTGCTTTACCTTTTGCACAGAGTTTTGCCATTATTTAACTTTACCACCTTTTCTTTTTGACATTCTTTTTATAAGACTTTCATACTTTTTCTCATTTTTTTCTTTAAGTAATTCAACTTCTCTAATTTGTTTATCCATATCTTTATATGTTTGAGCTAAAGAACTATTTTCATAATATTTTAATCCCGCGGGACTAAGTCCTTTTTTGCCTTTTTCATATAGACTCATTATTTAACTTTACCACCTTTTTTCATAAAGCCCATTTTGTTTCTAACTGATTTGGGTAATTTTTTTAGTCCCTTTTTATTTGCCGGGACTGGTTTTAGTTTTTTCATTTTTTTACCTCCTTTAGATACTTGTTTTTGCATTTGGGATCTAGAGATAGACATTATCTACCCTGACCTCTATATTTTTTAAAGTTACGTCGTTTATCTTTATTCATGGTAGACCAACTGATTCTACCATCTCCGATGGTAGTCTTCTTGACTACATGTTCTATTAAATTATTTGCTAATTGTTTCTTCATGTTCACATCCCGCACATTCACACATGCAGGTTTGTTCGCAATGACACGTACATCCGCATTTAATACATTTCGTCATTTTGTAATTTTCTTAGACTTCTCAAAAGTCCTAAGTCCGGCCATGCCTAAAAGTGCCATGACTAATGGCATCAATTGTTCCATGTCGAGTTGTGGTAACGGCTCTGTTTGAACTTCAAACACTGCTAGAAAGAACACGATAAAATTTTTAAGGACAAATTCCCAAAATATGGCCAATGCTGCACTAAATCCAATGAGGGGTCTCCAAGAACGTTGCAGTATACCTGAAATATCGGTAGCTGTAGATTTAGCATCAGCTAAATTGACCTCAATTTGTTTCGCATTAATTTCGTTTTCTAGCTCTTTTAGTTTGGCTTTAGCAGCTAGCTTTTCCTCTTCACTTGTGTGAACAGAGTCAATAACCTTGCCTACGGTATCTACTAATGAACCACCTAAAAGTTTGCTTAACATCTTATAAGTATTGAGCGGCTACCCAGCCAACAGCTAGTCCTACGACAAACCATCTTTTTACCGGGTGATCATTCCATAATTTTTTGATCTTATCCATTTTTACCTCCTTAGTACCATTTAGCACTACGTTTTTTATCAGACAGCATGCGTCTTTGTCCGCCTACTTGTTGAGTCTGAGTTTCGTTGGGCTTAGACATCTCTACGGGGATGCCGCCCTTCTTTAAACCATCCTTATTTAAAAATTTAGAATGGTCAATGTTTTTCTTTTCCATTTTAGCTCCTTTTCTTGTCTTTTGACAGTCCCGCCTCACTCAAGGCAATCGCAATTGCTTGTTTTTGTGAAGTAACTTTTTTCTTAGATTTACCAATAGGAAGTTTTCCTTTTTTAAACTCCCTCATGACCTTTGCAACTTTGCGTTGTTTTTCTTTTTTAGTTTTTCCCATACCTAATTACTCATTATTTTCATATTTTGAACGCCCATTTTAGCAAGAGATATCCCTGCACGCAACTGTGCATGTTCATCTTCTTGTTCTAGCTTTTCATCTTTGTACATTTGGTCTTGTAAGAGCTTTGCACGGTCAATTTCTAGCTTTTCTTCGGCCTCTTTGCCTTTTCGTTCGTTTTCACGGGCACGGAGGTCTAATTCTTGGCGTTTTAGCTTGGTTAATGGGTCATCATTGACGTCAGAGAAGATACTATTCTCTTCTTCCATGTAATCTTTGGTCATTTCTGCAATTAATTTAGCTTTTCGAGACTCAATCATCACCATCAAGTTCTCAATTTGTGGTCCAAGCTGTGGATTTTGCTGTAATTGGGCCTGCATTTGTTGCATTTGCACCATTTCTTGAGCAAATTCAAGCTGAATTTGTTCTTGAGCCATCAAAGTGATGTGTTCTAAAATATTTTTCTGCAAAGAAGCTGCAATTTGAGGGTTATTTTTTACCATCACTGTTCCCATAAAGTTTAAATGCGCATCAATATGAGCTTTATGGTCTTGTTTGGGAAATGCTTGAAACGGTTTAGCGGTCATCGCTTGAATATGTTCCATACTCGGATCCATCGGTTGTGGTTGTTGAGGGGGAGGAAGAATCAAATCAACATTTTTCACGCCAATCGCTTCATACATACTACGATAGGCTTGATAGAGATTGTGAATTTGAGGATTAGTTTGAGCTAATTGTAATTGTGTTTGAGCTAAACTAATACGTTGCGCTTGAGAAAAAATATTCGGATCGGCAATCGGTAAAATATCAATACGCTGATCAAAGTCTTGTTGCTTGATGACTCGCTGTCCTCCGACGACGTCATAAGGATATTCAGGAGGTAAATACAAACTGAACACTCGGGCCAACATTTTAAATTCGTTTTTCAAAGAAACATAGAGCCTCTTATGAATCGATGACATCACACGAGAACCGCGTTCTAATAAAGCAATGGTTGTTCCTACTGCTGCGCCTTGATTACCATCCCCGACTTGCATATCCGCAATCGATGCAAAGCGTTGTCCGGCTTGCACCACAATACCCATTAATTGTAAAAGGGTAGCGGAAGGTTCTTTAAAGGGTAAAGGTAAAAAAGCTTCTCGTAAATTTCCATTCGGAGCATCGACATCACGAAACTCACCCGGAGTTAACGATTGAGCATCATCACGAATACGCAGCCCTCTGACCTTAAATCCAGAGGGAAGATTAGATAATGTTCCAGCGTCTAGTAATTGGCGGAGAGCTGCCGTAGCGGTTCTAGACAAACCGCCAATCATATGAATTAATCCAAAACCATAAAATCCTAATCCTGGCAAAAACTTGAAATGCGTAAAGTAATCAATTCTTGCTTTCTTCATATCTTCGGGATCGTAGTTTCGTTTAATCGATAAGACTTGTCGACTTCCTTCTTCAATCGTGACAATGTAAGGAAGTTTGATTCCTGTGGGCTCACCAGTCTCGCCACTCATATCCTCGAATCCTTCAAGGTCTAAGTCGACGTGACATTCCAATAAGGTATACATATCCGGATCTTTTTCCGTTTTGCGAATACCTTCTAGCTCTCGTTCTTTTTGAGCAATTTCGTCATCTTCACTGTAAGGGTCTCCTAAATCGATATCTCGATAGAAGCCACTCACTTGTTGTTTTCGTAAATCGTTTTTTGAAATATGGACTTTGTGAATAATCGCGTCCGCATCGTCAAGCGATGTTGCTGAGTACGGCACTAGCAAATCGTCAGCCGGTACAAATTTAGAAACGGCTCGATTTAAAATCGAATCGTAATACACTTTTTTAAAAGTGGAACCGGACAAGGGAAGATAAAAAAGCATTTGATCAAATTCGGGTTCATACTCTTTCATCTCTTGCATGAGCTGATAGTTCATGAATTCTTTCACGCGCTCGGCTTGTTGTTCTTTTTGAGGAGACGGTGCGCCTACTTGTTGAGTACGCACCGGTCCGTTGGCGGGTAATAACTCTTTGTATGCTTGCGCTTGAAACTGGGTAACGGCTTCGGCTAATACCGGATGCGTTGCTCCGGATGCGCCTTGAAAAGGTTCGGTTCGGTCTTCGTATTTAAATCCTAATAAATCTAATCCTTTGGTATAGGTTTGTTCCCAATCCTGTCTCGACATTTTGTAATCGAGATATAAATCTTTTAACTCACTACCAATCTCATCTAAATACGCTTCATCTAAAAATTCCGCTAAATTGGCAAAGTGCTCTTGTCCGCCTTCCATGGAAATGGTTTCGGGATCGAAAGAAATTTCGACGCCTCCATCTTCGGTCTCTTCCATCCGAGGAGCGACTTGATCGAGTTGTTGTTCTTTTTCTAATTCTTCGGTAACCGCCTGCTCTAGTTCATCACCAGATATCTGCAAGACTGTTTCTTCTTGTACCTCATTGGGTAAGGATTTATCTATTTCCGCCATTTGATTATTCTACTTGTTTTTAAATAAAGAAGCAACACCCTGGGACATCGGTCCGCGTTCCGGGGGTATCGTTGTGGTTAAATTCATTAAGCCCCCTTGAGCAGCATAACGTCGCACAATACCCTCGGTTCGCGTTGGATCAAATCCAGCGAGCTGAGCATATCGTTGTAAAAGTTTTTGATAATCGGTTAATTCCGG